AAAGACCCGATGTAGTTGCAACCAAAATATATGGTAACGGTGATTTACATTGGACTCTATTACTAGTTAATGAAATGGAATCATACTATGACTGGCATAAAGACACTCCAACCTTTGAAGCATTTCTAACTGAAAAATATCCAGGCCAATATCTAACCTTCGCAAATACATCTGATATAATCGATGGGAATGGTAAATTCTTACTGGGTGAAAAGATTACTTCTAACGATGGTAACACTGCACACGTTCTTAAAGTGGAACCTACATATAATAGAATTGGTGTACAGGGTAATAGAGAGTTTACTGGTGGAGATACAATAACAGGTTCAGAAAAAACTGCAACCATTTTAAGTGCAATCAATCAAATTGATGGTATAGCATATTACAAAAATGATGAAGGTTTAAAGTCAAACAGCTTCGTCAATGGTTATACTTCAGTAACACTCTGGCAAGACGAGTTCGATAAAAACGATTCAAAAAGATTAATAAAAATTATCAGACCACAATACATTCGAAGGGTTGTGCAAGAGTTTGATAAAATAATGAGTTCATAATGGCCCAAGGAAATTTTGTTGAAGGTGGATTTTCCATCGAAGCATTCACAATAATAAACCAGCATGGAGAGACAGTTGTCATCGATGCTTTGACTGTGGGTGTAACATTATATGAATCAATCTTCTCAAAGTTTTGTTCGGGGCAAGCATCGGTTATCGATGGTCTAGATATTCTGAAAAACTACAGATTTACAGGACAGGAATTCTTGCGTTTATCCATTAAACAAAAGGAAGGATTTGACGAAGAGGCTCCAAAAGAATTTACTATCGATAAGACATTTAGAATCTATAAAGTATCAAACGTTCAGAGACCTAAAGAAAGTACACAATCATATGTTTTATTCTTCTGTGACCCTAGACAATTCTATGTAAACAAAAAACGATTGAGTAAAACCTTTAGGGGTACAAAGGGTCAAATGTTACAAGATGCATTGTTAGATGAAACACATTTCTATCCCGAAGAGTTTGACTTGTACGAAGAGACAACTCCAGCAAACCATCAATTCATTTGTCCTAACTGGACGGTCAATAGATTTATCGATTGGTGTGTTACCACCTCTCATTCTGAAAAGAGTGATGGATGGAGAAACTCTATGTTCTTCTATCAGACACTTAACGGCGGGTTTAGATTTGGGTCGATTGATGGAATGTTCCAAAGGGAGTTTCCAGTTGAGTTTACAATGAAACCAACATCAGCTGATGTAGAGTCTTCAGAAAAAGATTTGAATGCTCCAGGCGGTCTTAACAGTAGAATCCTAAGTTATTATAAACCACAACAATTTGATACTCTTTCAGCTATGATTGGTGGGGCATATGGTGCTTCAATGAAAGTCTATGACCCAGTTAGAAAATTAGAAGAAGATGTGATTTACGATTACAAGGAAACCATGGACAGAGGTACACACCTTTCTGGCTTCCCACTTATTATAACAGATGAAGATGAAGTCAGTCTATCTGCTCATAACCAAACAGATGATAGAACATCACCCGATGCAATTGAAGTTGATGTAGACCTTGCAATGAATAGAGAATTTAAAACCATAGTAGATTATACTTACACATCAAATCACACCTTTGATAATGCAGACTCTATTGCATCAGACGAAGTTTTCCAAGGAATTAAAAATAAAGACAATGCAAAATTAGAGAGAAGAGCTCTCTTAGAAATACTAGAACAACACAAGATGATAGTTACTATACCATTGAGAACCGACCTCTCTTGTGGAACTGTTATCAAACTAAAAATCCCAGGCGCAGAAACATTGGATGGTAATGTAAGTGAAAACCTAAATGATGATAGATATCTGATTACAGATTTAAGTTTAAATTTTGAACCAGCAAATGCTTCGGGAATAATGCATTTAGAGTGCGTTAAAGAAAGTTATACAATGGATATTGCAGATGCACCAGGCTTAGCAGAATCCGATAAAGCAGTGAAGGGGACAGATTAATGGAACATTATTTTTATGGTATAGTCGAAGACAGACAAGACCCTCTTATGATAGGTAGGGTTCGTGTACGTATACACGGAATACATACCGACAATAAACAACTAATTGCAACACCCGATTTACCATGGTGTCAAGTAATTCTTCCAACCACTGCAGCTGGACTTTCGGGTATAGGAACTCAACATGGACTTGTAGAAGGTTCTACAGTATTTGGATATTTCAGAGATGGGGATTTAAAGCAAGACCCTATCATACTAGGAACAACAGCAGGTATCCCTCAAGTAGGGTACAAAGAATCTGTTACAGATGAACTTATTACTAGGGCAACCGATAGAGGGTTCAATGACCCTAGAAAGTTAACCGTAGAAGATTACAATGATACATCCGATGGGCCCAATCCAAAACAGGATGTTAGAAGAGGGTTTGGTTTAACGAGTGCATTAGATACTGCACCCAAAGAACCTAAAACAATTGACATCAAGTATGATGCAACAGGTTCAACCATTGAAGAGACAGAACTAACAGAAGATGATTTGCCTTTCTATCCATTATACACCGACCAGTCTGATTTGTCAAGTTTTGCAAGAGGCGTATCTAAAGAGGGTACTCTTTATGAGCATAAACTATCAGATAACTTAGAAGGATTCTTAGATAGTGCAGAAGCACCAGTCTACCCATACAACAAAGTTACAGCAACAGAGTCGGGTCATCTAATTGAAGTTGATGATACTCCAACTGCAGAAAGACTAAACATACATCACAGGTCGGGAACATTCCATGAGATACATCCCGATGGGTCAGAAGTTTCTAGAATAGTAAATGACCACTATCAAGTAGTGTGTAAAAACGATAGTATTTTCATAGCAGGTAATGCTGATATAACTGTAGAAAAGGGTAATGTAACTATCAATGTGAATACTGGTAACGTAACAACAAACGTATTGAAGGGTGATATGACCACAACAGTATCAGAAGGAAATGTTCTTACAACCGTATCAAAAGGTAATGTCAATCTAGATGTGACCGAAGGTAACGTAGATGCACAGATAGGTGGAACATTAAATGCAGATGTAGTGGGTAACACAACATTCACTTCACCAACTACAAAAATGACTACAAATTTAACAGTTGACGGTACGGTTCATATCACTGGTAAACAAACTAACGATAAAACAATACATGCAACTGGGGATATATCAACCTCTGCTGGTAACGGCCCAACACTTGCAACTCATTACCATAAGACTAAATCAATGGATACTGGTAGTGGTGCAAATGCTGGTAAGACTAATAAGTCCGAGAGACCAGGCCCAGGCTCTGCCCCAACAGATTTTCCTGTAGTTCCTGCTGAAGAATAGAATGATGCGAGTATAAATAGATATATGTCAGACCAACTAGTAAATAACGGAAAGACCGTTGCAAACAAAAACATATATTCTGATATGGATATAACCATGAGAGCTCATCCAGTAACAGGTGATGTCACTCTTAAAACGGATACGGATGCAATACGTAGAGCAGTAAGAAACATTGTTCTAACCAACAAATATGAAAGACCATTTAAACCAAACTTTGGTGGGTCTATCAGAAACATGTTATTTGAATTAGACACGGATAGAAAGGTACGTAGAATGCAAAGAACTTTAGTAGAGACCATAGAAAAGTTTGAACCAAGAGTTTCAAATGTGTCTGTAAGATTTGATGATGTTGACAACAACAATATGGATGTAACCGTATTTTATAACATTAACGAGGGTGTTCCAAATAACGATTTGACATTCACAGTAACAAGGGCACGATAAGATGGCAACAAATAGTTCACAAATAAATGTAACAGATTTAGACTTTGATTCAATTTCAGATAACCTTAAGTCGTATCTAAAAGGACAACAACAATTTAAAGATTACGATTTCGAAGGGTCAAACATGTCAGTCTTGATTGACCTTCTTGCATATGCATCTCATATTGGTGCAATCAATACTAACATTGCAGCTTCGGAATTATTCCTAGACTCTGCACAAATGAGAAAGAATGTAGTATCACGTGCAAAGGATTTAGGATTTATTCCAGCGTCTGAAGCAGCGTCCGAAGCAACAGTAGATGTTGCATGTAGTGGTGTAAGAAATGCAGACGGTACATTGCCAACCACTTCAGAAATGCAACTTTTAAGAGGAACAGTTTTTCAGACAGTATACGATGGAACCAACTACGATTTTGTAGTGTCATCAACAGTAAGACCAAGTCAGAATGGAACTACTTATAATTACACGGATGTAAACCTTGTACAGGGAACTTATGCAACAGACATCTATGTGTTTGATAATCAAATTGCAAATCCAAAGTTTGTGCTTAGTAATCAAAGGGTAGATAAATCTAAATTAAGTGTTGTGGTCACAAGTAGCGGTGTATCATCTAACTATGCATTGTCAACAGATATCTCAGCAATTACTACAACCTCTAAAGTATATTACACTCAAGAAAACGAAGAAGGATACATTGAACTTTATTTTGGTGATGGTGTTCTTGGTGCTAGTCTTAAAGATGGTGATTCAATTGCAGTGACTTATATTGTAGTGGATGATGCTCATGCAGATGGTGCTAACTTATTTACAATGGTGGGTGGTATCAATGGATTTTCAGATGTAAGGACAACTAGAGTCATTCCAGCTACAGGTGGTGCAGAGAAAGAATCTATCGACTCAATCAAATTTAAAGCAACAAAGTTTTACACATCTCAAAATAGATTGGTAACACTGAATGACTACAAAGCAAAGGTCAGTGAGTATTACCCAAACGCAGATGCAGTTGCAGTATGGGGTGGTGAAGACAATGACCCACCCGAATATGGTAAAGTGTTCATTGCACTTAAACCCAAAAACTCAGACTACTTATCTGATACAGAGAAGAAGTTAGTTCAAAGCAAACTCAACAAACTAAATATGTTGACTGTTAGACCTACTATCATCGATGCAGACATAGTCAAAATTTTAATTACATGTGTATTCAAATATAACGAGAATGCAACACAATACTCTAACGGAGAATTGGTGACACTAGTAACAAGTGCAATCAATACGTTCGACAATACTAACCTTTCAAACTTTGATTCTGTATTCAGACATTCGAATCTTGTTAAAGCTATTGACGAAACGGATGGTTCAATTCTTTCTAACACATGTAATATCAGATTACGAAAAGCAACTACTATAAAGACTGGTCAAGAGACAGGATATACAAGTGTTTTTGGTAATGCATTATACAATCCAAACGATGGATATAATGCAGCGGGTGGTGGTATCACCCAAACAACAGGTTTCTATACTCAAGGGGATGCAGTTAACATTCATTATTTCGATGATGATGGTAAAGGTAACCTAAGACGGTTCTACTTATCAAGTGGTGCCAGAGTTTATTTGGATAGTACAGCTGGTACAGTGGATTATCCGAATGGGAAAGTAACAATCAATGCCATCAATATTACCTCAACGGTTAATACTGATTCAACGATTGATTTCACAGTTATACCAGCAGGTAATGATGTGGTTGCAACACTAGGTAATCTAGTAGATATCGACCCATCAGATGTTAGTGTAACAGGTGAAGTAGACACCATTGCAAGTGGTGAGTCGAGTGCTGGTGTTGGGTATAAATCCACATCAACCTCTTCATATTAATTATGCATAAAGTGGTCTAAGACTGTAGGTTCAGTGCTTAGAGTAGCATTCCTCGAAAGAGGTTTTAATTAAATTAGTCAATTTTAGGAGAAATAAAAATGGCAGATAAGAAAATAACAGCTTTAACAGCAGTTGCTGATTCAGAAATCGGTGCTGATGATTTATTGCACATTGTAGATAACCCAGGCGGAACTCCTGTAAACAAAAAGATGACCATTGGTCAGATGTTTGAAAACATTCCAACTCACTTAGCAGTAGATGATATTGCTACATTGACAGCAACAGCGTCAAACCTTGCATCAACTTTTGCAACGTTCATTGATGGTACTGCTTTCAGTGGTGATGTTGCATTCACTTTGGATAACGGAACAGACGTAGGTCAGTTGAAAATTATCCTTGCTTCAACCGAACCAGCTTCAACTCATAAAGCTAATATTACTGTAACATCTTGGGGTTACTCCACAGATACTACAGAGCAAATTAAGTTAGACGCTCGTGGTGAAGCAGTAGTGTTGATGTGGAACGGAACTTCTTGGTTCCTTGTCTCATCACTAGGTGCAACTTTAAGTTAAGGTTAAACTAAAATATGTCTCACCAAGATTTTTCAATAGATAAGCTAAGTCATAGACTACCTTCATTACTTCCCGAGTATTTGAAGGAAGAGTCTCCGATGTTTGAGGCTTTCCTCAATGCATACTTTGAATATCTAGAGTCAGAAATCTTGGTCTTTGAAACCAGTTCTAAAACTGAGTTTGCAAAGAGTGACATAGATGGTGTTTCATTAGAAGATGGTACAGGTGCTATATTATTAGAACCTGCTACCATCTCACCATCACCCGACCAAGATAGTTCAAAAATACTATACGATGGTTATAACGACAGTGACGAACAATTTTTATCTCCATACAAAGTTGGAGAATACATTGTAGGTAATACTAGTAAGACTGTATCTAAGATAGTAGTCATCAATGGTAATACATTATACCTACAAACAATATCGGGAACAGGTTTTGCCAAAGGCGAAATCATTAAAGGACGAGAAGGTGGACGAGAAACTTCCGTTACTTCATATAAAGAAAATACAATTCTCGCAAACAATCGACTATTAGACTATTCTGATATCGACCATACAACGGAAGATTTTTTAAACTACTTCCAAACAGATTTAGCACCATCTTTCGATTTGGGTCTCACAATGAACAAGAGACTTACAATCAAAA